ATGGCTGTAATTTTACTTATCACAGCGGCTTTCTCAGAGATTTTTAGCGTCCAAAAAGGTTATTTAATCGATTTTTCATGGACTTTTGTATCACAGTTCATTGCAGGCTCTATTGCCTTCTATCTAAACTTTAGAAAACAGTTTAAATTACGTCAACAGATTAAAAAACAATTTGAACATTACTTAGATCCGAGACAAGTCAAACAGCTCCAGGACAATCCAGATCTATTAAAACTCGGTGGCGAAAAAAAATACTGCACATTTTTATTTACTGATCTTCGTGGTTTTACATCTTTGAGTGAAAAACTGCCACCAGAAGAAGTCACCGACATAATGAATAAAACTTTGACGGTCCAGGTAAACGCTGTGCAAAAATTAGGCGGTATGACAGATAAATTTATTGGGGACGCAGGCATGTTTATATTCGGAGCTCCTTTAGATCTTGAAGATCAAGAAACTAAAGCAGTCCAGGCTGCTATAGATATTCAAAAAGGTATAGCCGAGCTCAATAAAACTTTATCTACACCAGTCCAGGTGGGCGTCGGAACCCAGTCTGGATTTGCAGTGATTGGAAATATGGGATCGGATACTCGGTTTGATTATTCGGCAATCGGTGATCCTGTAAATACAGCTGCAAGATTAGAGTCGGCAACCAAAGAAGTTGGTGTAGATATTTTAATTGGGCAAGAAACTGCAAAAAATTGCAAACTTGTGTTAAAGTCTCTAAAACCTATTAAAGTAAAAGGTAAAAAAGACGAACTTAAGATATGGACGGTATAAATGAGTAAAGTATTATTTGGAGTAATAGGAGTTCTTATTTTGATTAGTGGTTTTCTCTACACGCAGAATAAAAATCTTGTAAGTATAAATCAAGCGTATGAATTACGAGACGTTGAACAAAAACAAGCAATAGAATCTTTGCAAAACGATTTTGCATTACAAACACAGGGGTTAATAGATTTACAATCTAAAACTCAAGTAATTCAAAATGAAATGAATAGATATTTAGATATTTTCAAAAGACATAACCTTACAAAATTAGCTGCTGCAAAGCCAGGGTTAATAGAACCAAGAGTTAATAAAGCCACTAAGGAGGTATTTGATGGCATTGAACAAGACAGTCGCAGTATTGACAATCTTGATGATGGCTTGCAGTTGCAGTCTGATTCCAACTAAAAAGGTTGAAATAATATCAAAGCCTGTTGAACGTACAATCGTTCAACCAATACTACCAAGAGAAATAGATCTAAAAGAACCTTATTGGTATGTAGTATCTGCACAAAACTTAGATGAATTTTTGTTGCAAATAGAAAAAGACCAAGGCCAGGTTGTTTTTTTTGCAATGTCTGTGCCCGATTACGAACTTATGGCCTACAACATGCAAGAACTAAAAAGATACATAAATGAACTAAAAGAAGTTGTCGTGTATTATAGAAAAGTAACAACAAAACAGGAAAAAGAAAATGAGTAAAGCACCAGATGCGTTTGTATATAATTGCCAACTAGACAGAGTGATCGACGGTGACACTTTTGACTGCATAATAGATCTTGGTTTTGATGTTAAACTGCACAAACAAAGAGTACGTTTAAGTGGTATAGATACTCCAGAATCTAGGACTAGAGATTTAGCAGAAAAGAAACTAGGTCTTGCTGCCAAAGAAAGATTAAAAGAACTGTGCGTTGGAAAATTTAAAATAAAATCACTTGGCAAAGGAAAGTACGGCAGAATATTAGGAATCCCTTATGATGAAAATGGTAAAGATATTTGTAAAATACTTATTGAAGAAGGCCATGCGGTCGAATATCACGGCGGAAAAAAAACTACAGTCTGGGGAGACTATTAATATGAAAATATCAAAAGAAGGTTTATCGTTAATCAAAAAATTTGAAGGATGCGAATTAAAAGCATATCACTGCGCTGCGGGCGTTCCTACAATCGGGTATGGATCTACTCATGGTGTATCTATGGATATGGAGATTACCCAAGAAGAAGCTGACGAATTGTTAATGAAAGACGTGGCTAAGTTTGAAGAAGCTGTCACTAGAGCAGTAAAAGTTCCCTTAGAGCAAAATCAATATGATGCAATTGTCTCCTGGACTTTTAATTTAGGGCCATCAAATTTGAGTAGTTCAACCATGCTTCGTGTTTTAAACGAAGAAAAATATGACGAAGTTCCAGCACAAATTAAACGCTGGAATAAGGCTGGCGGGAAGACACTCCAGGGACTTATTAGAAGAAGGGATGCGGAAGCCTTACTATTTGAGGGTAAGGAATGGCACGAAGTATAGCGATATGTAATACTACACCTAGGCGTAATACGCTTAGAGCTGAGTTGCATAAAATATCGTCGCTACCTTGTTTCTCAGCTCGTTTATGAGTGAAGTATCTTTTAAAGATTTTGATATTTTATCTGAGCAAGACAAGGCTGAGGCTGTTGCCTTGTTGCATAGATATGATCAATTAGAAAAACAAGATGGTTGTCAGCAAGACTTTATAACTTTTATAAAACACATGTGGCCCGACTTTATTGAAGGATCCCATCATAAAATTATTGCTGAAAAATTTAACAAAATTGCTGATAATAAACTTAAAAGATTAATAGTTTGCTTACCGCCTAGACACTCAAAGTCTGAGTTTGCATCAACTTTTTTTCCTGCCTGGATGATGGGCAGACGTGGTAATTTAAAAATTATACAAACAACTCATACAGCTGAACTAGCTGTAAGATTCGGCCGTAAAGTAAGAAACATAATAGACAGCGAAGATTATCAACATGTTTTTCCAGATCTCCAGCTACAAGCAGATAACAAATCAGCTGGCCGTTGGACAAGTAACCAAGAAGGTGAGTTCTTTGCAGCTGGTGTTGGTGGTGCTATTACAGGTCGTGGTGCGGATCTATTGATTATTGATGATCCACATTCAGAACAAGATGCACTGTCACCCAAGGCATTAGAATCAGCTTACGAGTGGTACACATCTGGTCCACGACAGCGTCTGCAACCTGGTGGAATTATAGTGATAGTAATGACCAGATGGAGCACAAAAGATCTGGTTGGTAAAGTTCTTAATAAACAAGGCGATGAAAACGCAGATCAGTGGGAAGTAGTAGAGTTTCCTGCTATTTTACCCGATTCAGAAAAACCTTTATGGCCAGAGTTTTGGAAAAAAGAAGAACTACTCGGTGTTAAAGCCTCATTACCTATATCTAAATGGAATAGTCAGTGGATGCAAAATCCAACAGCTGAGGAAGGATCTATAGTTAAAAGAGAATGGTGGAATAGATGGGAAGATGTAGATGTGCCATCTTATTCTTATGTAATACAAAGTTATGACACAGCTTTTTCTAAAAAAGAAACAGCCGACTATTCAGCTATAACAACCTGGGCAATATTTAATAGAGGTGACGAACAAAACGATGAAATCATACTTTTAGATGCGAAAAGAGTACGTTTTGACTTTCCAGAGCTTAAAAAACTCGCTCTTGAAGAATACAGATACTGGGAACCAGATTGTGTTTTGATTGAAGCAAAAGCCTCTGGAACACCGCTTACTCACGAACTCAGACGTATGGGCATACCTGTTACTTCATACTCACCGAGCAGAGGACAGGACAAAGTAGCCAGGATGAATAGTGTTGCACCTATATTTGAGTCTGGAATGGTATGGGCACCAGAAGATGATTTTGCAGAAGAGGTTATTGAAGAAATGGCATCATTTCCATTCGGTGATTATGACGACTTTTGCGATAGTGCTACAATGGCTTTAATGCGTTTCCGTCAAGGTGGTTTTATATCATTACAAGAAGACTACCAGGATGAAATTAAGTTACTAAAAAAGAACAGGACGGTTTATTATTAAGACATACGCAACAACTTTTGAGTGGGATGGTATTGAATATTCTGGACCACTAATACATGCAGAAGATTTTACACAAGCTAAAATCATAGCAGAATACCACGGCCTTTTGATTGATGGCGAATTAGAGGCTATTATAGGAACAGAAGTGGAGCTGAAAGCAGATCCACGAAACAGGGTGTTACATTAATTATGGCTATAGATAAATTAGGAACAAACGAAGATCCAGATATAAAAGTCCAGGGATCTTCTGTAGAAATCGTACCAGATACTACAAGAGACGAACAAATTGCAGCAGCAGCACAAATTTTGGTTGATGATGAAGAAATACTTTTAGATCAAGAAATACAACAAGAGTTAGCACCACAAATGAGTTTTGATGCTAATTTAGTAGACTTTATAGATGAAATCACACTTGATAAAATAGCAAGCGATTTACTTAGTTCAATTAGAGGCGATAAACAATCAAGATCTGAATGGGAAAAAACATACACAGATGGACTTAAATACTTAGGTATGAAGTTTGATGAAACCAGATCGCAACCTTTTGAGGGATCCTCTGGTGTGGTGCACCCAATTTTGGCAGAAGCTGTAACTCAGTTCCAGGCCCAGGCCTACAAGGAAATGTTGCCAGCAAAAGGACCAGTAAAAACAGAAATCGTTGGTGCTCGTACTATTGAGACTGAAAACCAAGCTGAACGTGTCCAAGAGTTTATGAATTATTACATAATGAATAAAATGGATGAATATGATCCAGAGCTTGATCAAATGCTTTTTTATTTACCGTTAGCTGGTTCTTGTTTTAAGAAAGTTTATTTTGATTTTGTTTTAAATAGAGCTGTATCTAAATTTATAGCTCCAGAAGATCTTATTGTTCCTTATGAAGCAGCTGACATGAGTTCAGCTGAAAGAATTACACATTCTATAACTATGTCTGCGAATGAAATTAAAAAACAGCAAGTATCTGGGTTTTATGCAAATGTCGACATAGGATCTGGCGGCATATCAGAAGATATGAATGATATAGATGAAGCAATAGATGAAATACAAGGCATATCACCCTCTTATAAAGAAAACAGAAACAGAACCGTTTATGAAGTACATACAGTATTAGATATAGAAGGTTTTGAAGACATTGACCAAGGTGGTGAACCAACTGGCCTTAAATTACCTTACATAGTAACTATTGAAGAAGACTCTGAACAAGTTTTATCTATAAGAAGAAATTATGTAGAAACAGATCCATTCAAAAACAAAATTAATTATTTTGTGCAGTATAAATTTTTACCTGGACTTGGTTTTTATGGTTTAGGTTTATCACACATGATCGGCGGACTTTCAAAAGCATCAACATCTATATTAAGACAGCTTATTGATGCTGGTACTCTTGCTAATTTACCAGCTGGTTTTAAAGCAAGAGGCATGAGGATCCGAGACGAGGATGATCCATTACAACCAGGTGAATTTAGGGATATAGACACTACGGGTGGATCTCTTAGAGAAAATTTAATACCGCTACCAATAAAAGAGCCAAGCAATGTTTTAATGCAATTACTCGGTATTTTAGTAGATTCTGGCAAGCGTTTTGCTGCTATAGCAGACATGAATGTCGGTGACATGAATCAAGCTATGCCAGTAGGTACAACTGTCGCTTTACTTGAGCGTGGCACCAAAGTAATGAGTGCTATTCATAAAAGATTACATTACGCACAAAGAATAGAGTTTGGATTGCTTGCAAAAGTATTTAGTGAGTATTTACCTCCTGTTTATACTTATCAAGTTGGTTCTGGACCAGGTGAAGTAAAACAACAAGACTTTGACGATAGAGTAGACATAATACCAATTTCAGATCCTAATATTTTTTCACAAAGCCAAAGAGTGACCTTAGCTCAAGAACTTTTACAGATGGTTCAGTCAAATCCAGAAATACATGGTCCTTTAGGTATATATGAGGCTTACAGAAGAATGTATGCAGCTCTTGGTGTAGATAATGTTGATGCTTTGTTACAACCACCGCCAGATAATACGCCGAAACCACAAGATGCAGGTTTAGAAAATGCTGGTTTATTAATGGGACAACCTGCCCAGGCTTTTCCAGAACAAAATCATCAAGCGCATTTAGATACGCACAAAAGTTTATTTTTGACTACTATTGTAAAAGAAAGTCCGCAGGTGCAAGCGCTTATAATTTCTCACTGTATGCAACATTTACAATTTATGGCCATGCAGCAAGCACAAGAACAAATGCCTCCAGAAATACAACAACAAATACAACAAATTCAAGGACAAATGCAACAAGTTTCCCCAGAGGAAGCGCAACAAATTCAACAACAAATACAAATGATTACAGAACAATTTAGTGCTCAGATTATGGCTCAATTAGCTAACGAGTTCTTGCAATCCATTGGTATGGGATCTGGTGAGGATCCGTTAGTGGATATAAGAAACCGTGAATTAGATCTTAAAGATAAAGAGCTTAATATGGAATCTGAGCAGTTTGTAGCCAAACAAGGTCAAAGACAACAAGAAAAAATGATGGACGGACAATTGCAACAAGAAAGGATAAATGTGCAAAAAGAAATAGCAGATGATAAACTTGGAGTTGCTTTAGATAGACTTAAACAAAATGCTGATTTAAAGTTATTTGAATTAGAAAATAAAATTCGGGGAATATTATGACAACATCTTACAAACTAGAAGCACAAAAAAAATTAAAAGCTGAAAAAAAACAATTGCGTGAGCAAGAAGCCATGGAATTAAAACAACAACAAGAGGCAGAAGATAAAGCACACCAAGAAAATATGGCTAGAATTAAAAAAAAGATAGCAATTATTAATGGTGAGGCACCTGTAGAAGAAAAAAAAGTTGTAAAAACAACAACAGCTGTAAAAAAAACAACAGTAAAAAAACCAGTTGCAAATAAAAAAACAACAACCAAAAAAGCAACAAAGAAAAAAACTAAATAGATTATGGATGAAATAGCTGTTATAGACAGTATCAAAAAATCAATCTCCCAAAGAGAACAGCAGATACAAGAAACTTTAATGTCTGGTGGACTAAAAGATATTGAACATTATAAATATTTGCAAGGAGAGCTCAGTGCTTTATACTATATTGCAAACGAAATAAGTGATATGGGAAAAAATATATGACGAATATTAAGGAAAATAACGTAATGGCTAAAAAGGTAGCAGAAGCATACGTTGAACCAGACTCGGTGGTTTTAGATCCAGAAAAATTAGATCAATCAATTTTGGATCGTATGCCGCAACCAACTGGCTGGAGAATGTTGGTGCTACCATACGCAGGTAAAGCCAAAACAGAAGGCGGAATCATTCTTACAAAACAAACAACAGATCGTGAAGCCTTATCGACAGTTGTAGCTTATGTGGTTAAAAAAGGACCTTTAGCTTATAACAACAAAGAAAGATACGGAGATTCACCCTGGTGTGAAGAGAAGCAATGGGTTTTAATCGGACGCTACTCTGGTTCGAGATTTAAACTTGAGGACGGTGCAGAGGTTCGCATCATCAATGATGATGAAGTGATTGCCACCATACTTAATCCAGATGATATAGTGAGCTTATGACGATACAAGAACAAAATCAAATTCAACCAGAGGTTGAGGATATTGAGGTAGAAGTTACTGAATCACAAGAGGTTTCTAATGAGGCTTCAAGCGACGACGAACTAGAAAATTACACTAAAGGTGTATCAAAAAGAATAAACAAACTGAATGAGAGAAAAAGAGCTGCCGAAGAAAAAGCAGCTGCACTAGAGGCTGCTTTACAGCAAAGAGAACAAGAAGTGCATGCTTATTACAACCAAGCAGTTCAATCTCAAAATAGTTTATTAGCAAAAGAAGAAGAAACCATTAATTTAAAAGAGCGTGAAGCTAATGAGTTGTATAAAAAAGCTCATGGTGCAGGCGATGCTGAACTTATGTCAAAAGCTGACAGTTTAAAAAATGAAGTTTCTATTCAAAAAGAAAAAGTAAGAATTGCTAAACAGAGATCTGAACAGAGTTATGCTCAGTCACAGCAAAATTACTATCAACAACCTGCACAAGAACAACAAGTCCAGGTACAACCAACTCAAGAGGCTTTAGAGTGGAAGTCAAAAAATAATTGGTTTGGTGAAGAACCAGAGGCTACACAATACGCTCAATATACCCATGTAAATTTGGTTAATGAGGGTTTTGAGCCAGATTCAAATGAATATTATAACGAGTTAAATAATAGAGTTTATAAAGTTTATCCAGATCTTAGATCTGATAATGCTGAACAAAGTGAGGGCAGGCCCGCTGTGCAAAGAGTCGCCTCCACTTCCCCAGGAAGTCGGCAAAAAACACAAGGCAAAAAGAACGGTGTGCAATTTTCAAAAAATGAAGTTGACAGACTCCGTGGACTAAAGCCACATGGCATGACAGAAGATGCCTGGCTAAAATCCGTTGCTAAAGAAAAACAACGCATTGCATCTAGGGAGGCAAAATGACAACTGAAAAAGAAATAACACAAACCAGAAATTCTCGTGAGTCCGAGCAGCACGCTAAAAATACTCGTAGACAACCATGGCGACCAGTAAGAAAACTAGAAACACCTCCACCACCAGAAGGATACGAATATCGTTGGATAAGAGAATCCATGCTTGGTCAAGAGGATAAAGCTAACGTAAGTAGAAGAATTAGAGAAGGATGGGAACTCGTAAGAGGAACTGATCTCCCTAGTGAATTTTCTTACCCTACAGCTGACGAAGGAAGACATGCTGGTCTTGTTTATAGTGAAGGCTTGCTATTAGCAAAAATACCTACCGAAACCAAAGAAGAACGTAATGCTTATTACGAAGATCAAACCCGCCTTAAAAAAGAGGCTTTAGACAATAATATGTTTACAGAATCTAGGAGAGACGGCAGGTACGTTAAGTATGATGCAGATAGAAAGTCTAATGTTACTTTTGGAAAAAAGTAATTAAAATAGGAGAATATAAAAATGGCTAATAAAGATAGCGCATTTGGATGTAAACCTGTTCGTATGATGAGCGGAGCACCCTATTCTGGTGGACAATCCAGATATAGAATTGCTAGTGGAGCAACAACACCAATATTCCAAGGCGACTTGGTAACACAGCTAACTGGCGGTGTAATTGGTAGACATGCAGCTTCTGGTACTGTTCCAATTGTCGGAGTGTTTAACGGTGTTCAATACACTGATCCAACATCTGGCGAACAAGTGTTTAAAAACTATTATCCTGGAAGCATCGCTGCTTCTGATATAATAGCAAGCGTCGTTGATGATCCCAACGTAGTTTTTGAAATTCAAGGAGACGCAGCAATGCCTGTGGCCGACTTGTTTGGAAATTTCGAAATCGTTGATGGTTCACCAGTTGGCGATACCTCGTCTGGGATTTCTAACACTGAAATTGGTGTGAGCACTGGTAATACCACTGCTACATTGCCTTTAAAAGCGTTAGACATATCACAGGATCCAGAAAACGATGATGTTTCATCATCAAATACTAACGTACTTTGTGTCATACAGAATCATATCTGTGGACAAAAAAGTGCTGGTTTAGCATAAGGAGGCTAAAATAAAATGGCAATTTCAAGAGCACAATTAGCGAAAGAGCTAGAGCCTGGTCTAAACGCACTTTTTGGGATGTCCTATGATTCCTACGAGAGAGAATATGAAGATATTTTCGTTATCGAGGATTCAAATAGAGCATTTGAAGAAGAGGTTTTAGTAACTGGATTCGGTTCAGCACCACTTAAGTCTGAGGGACAAGGGGTTCAATTTGATAACGCGTCTGAAAGTTACAGCGCACGTTACACGCATGATACGATTGCGTTAGCGTTTGCTTTAACAGAAGAAGCAGTCGAAGACAACCTTTACGATTCTTTAGGTAAAAGATACGTTAAAGCATTAGCAAAATCTATGGCTAACACCAAAGAGGTTAAAGGCGCTGATGTTTTAAACAATGCTTTCTCATCTAGCTTCACAGGAGGCGATGGAGTATCACTTATTAACACTGCCCACACACTATCTGGTGGTGGAACAGCTGCGAACAGAGCTACTACTATGGCTGACTTAAATGAGGCTTCATTAGAAGACGCATTGATTGATATTTCAACTTTCACGGATGATAGAGGTTTAACTATTTCTGTCCAAGCTGACAAACTTGTGGTTCCACCACAGTTAGTGTTTGTAGCTGACAGAATCTTAAACTCTCAGCAAAGATCTGGTACAGCTGATAATGATCTAAACGCAATTAAAAACACTGGGGTTTTACCTGGTGGCTATAGCGTCAACCATTATCTTACTGATCCAGATGCTTTCTTCATCCTTACATCTGTAAATAGTGCAGGCGAAGGTCTAAAAATGTTCCAAAGATCTCCAATGGAGACTTCAATGGAACCAGACTTTTCTACTGGCAATATCAGATATAAAGCGAGAGAGAGATATTCATTCGGTTTCTCTGATTGGAGAGGAATCTACGGATCTCAAGGTGCATAATTTGAAGTCGTAATACACTTTATTACTCAGTATTACAATTTAAAGGGCCTTAACTGGCCCTTTTTTTTGCCTAAAATAAATCAATATATTATGTGTAAATAGTTGCAATTAGTTGCATATTTTAGTATATTAGTTATGTGGGAATTGAAATTAAAAACAAAAACGGAGGCAAGAATGGCTAATTATGTAGTAAGTAGTAATGACATTATTGATGCAGCATGCACCAATGATGGCAAAGTATGTGAAAAATGTGGTGGTGACGCAGCTGGAGGTAACAACAAAATCCAGTTCTGTTACGACAAAGTTCTTTGCGAACCATGTGGTGAGATCTTCATGGAAGAAAAGAAACAAGATCTTTTAAAAATGATAAAAGAAGGAGGGTTAGATTAATGAAATTAATAACTAAAGAAATTATGAAGAAGCTCAAAAGATCTGGAGCAAGACCTGTGCCTGTTACTATGACAGGTAATGATATAAAACCAGTGTTGAAATTATTTAATCCAGTGGGAGCTCAGACTTGGTTGATAGCAGCGATTGCAGAAGATGAAGACACTATGTATGGCCTTTGTGATCTTGGGTTTGGTTATCCAGAGCTGGGTTATGTAAGCCTAAGTGAAATAGAAAATCTTGATTTACCTTTTGGTTTGAAGATTGAAAGAGATACTTGGTGGGAGCCAGAAAAGACTTTACAAGAATATTACAACGATGCAAAGGAGGCAGCATAATGGAATATAAATCAAGTGATGATGTGATAAAAGACTTAATGCCAAAGGTTATTAAGTTGGTAAGACAAACAGCATACGTTGATCCAAATGATCCAAGAGCTACTAACGCAGATGTTCTTGGAATAATTGTGGCCAAGTATTTAAAATGGGATGGTGCAGACATTATGGAAACAATGCAATCAGCTCTGGAAGATGCCAACTACCACACACTAAACGAAAAATTGTTAGAAACATACAAGGATTGGGAGAACGAAGATCCTGGTGAACTTGACTGGAATAACACAGCCAGTCCTGCACATTATTAAAGGAGTAATAAATAATGATACCAATAAATAGAATATTTGTTGACATGGACGGAGTCTTAGCTGACTTCGTCCAGGGCGTTCAAGGGCCAAAGTATTTGAATGGCCCTTTGACTGACAACTTGTATGACGACAATAAAATTGCACTTAGTAATAAAGGCCTATTTAAAGATTTGCCGCCTATGACTGATATGCAAGATCTGATTGACGGTATTAAAGATACTGGTATTTACTGGGAGATCCTAACTTGTACTGGTGAGCTGAACAGAAAAAAAGTAGCACAAGACAAAACCACATGGATCAGAGAACATGTAGATCCAGGAGTAGTAATTACTTGTACTTTCAAAGGTGAGCAAAAAGCAGCCTATGCAAAACCTGGTTCTGTACTTATTGACGACAGGCCTAAAAACATAAACGCCTGGATCGATGCAGGTGGTATAGGTATTCTCCACACCAATGCAGCTGACACTATTGCGCAGCTGCAAGATCTAATAAACTAGGTTCCTAGTTGCACAAATAACATCCAAAAGGTATTATCGATACTGTACTTATGAATGTTGCGGACATGGTGTTCGCAATGGCTAATTAAAAGGAGGCTGTTTATGACTACGCATTTTACCTCTGGCGTTACCAACGTCAGTTCAACTGGGTCCGAAGGACTCGTAAAGCAACCGAGCAAGCACAAGTATCACGATTACTTTAATGATTTTGATACATACCTAGCTTCGGATTGGACTATTACAACAACTGAGGATGGCACAGGATCCGCAACTGAGGCATTAGCTGACGGCGATGGTGGTTTACTATTAGTAACCAACGCAGCTGGAGACAATGACCATGACTTTTTCCAACTTGTAAAAGAAGGCTTTAAATATGAAGCTGGAAAACAACTCGGATTCTACTCCAGGTTTAAAACAAACGACGCTACTCAATCTGATATTGTTTGTGGTTTACAAATAACCGACACAACACCATTAGATGTTTCAGATGGTGTTTTCTTTATTAAAAGCGACGGATCTACAACTATTTCTTTTGTAGTAGAAAAAAATGGTACGCAATCTACTTTAGATCTACCAAATGCTGTTGCAGATGATACTTTTATGACTGTTGGTTATTTATATAATCCTAAAGATCAAAAGTTTCATGTTTATCAAAACAATGTATTAGCTGGCACGGTAGTCAACACTAATGCACCAGATGATGAAGAATTAACAGTTAGCTTTGGTATTCAAAATGGAGCAGCAGCTGCAAAGACTATGACAATAGACTATGTACACGCTCTAAAAGAACGTACTAGCTCAACTGAACTTTAAGGAGTAAAACATGGCTGACGCAGTAACTTCACAAACCATTCAAGATGGTGAGAAAACCGCGATTTTAAAATTTACCAATGTGTCTGACGGCACTGGTGAGTCGGCTGTAAAAAAAGTAGATGTCTCTGCGCTTACTAAAAATAGCGCAGGGCAAACTTGTACTTCTGTATCGGTAGCAAGAATATATTGGGCAACAGTTGGAATGAGCGTCAAATTAGAGTTTGATGCGTCTACCAATGTCCTGCTTCTTGGCTTGCCTGCTGATAGTACGGGTGATGAATATTATGATCTATTTTCTGGTATTCCTAATAACGCTGGATCTGGCGTTACTGGTGATATTGATTTTACAACGACCTCCCATTCAAGTGGCGATAGCTACTCGATCATATTGGTACTTAATAAAAACTATTAAGAATGGCGGTAACAAAGCCTAAAAAAAAAGCTAAACCAATAGCTAAAACAGTAGGCAAAGGCGGTAATTACCGCTCTACCAAAAGTGGAGCGGGAATGACCAAAAAGGGTGTTGCTGCTTATCGTAAGAAGAATCCTGGATCTAAACTTAAAACAGCTGTAACAGGAAAAGTTAAAAAAGGAAGTAAGGCCGCAAAAAGACGTAAATCTTATTGTGCAAGATCCGCAGGACAATTAAAGAAGAGTTCAGCAAAAACCAGGAATGATCCTAATTCAAGAATACGTCAAGCAAGACGTAGATGGAAGTGTTAAATGGCAGATAAAAAATCTAAAACACCAAGCAATGTAACAAATCCTAGTTTGTACTCTAGGGTTAAGTCTGAGGCTAAACGTAAATTTGACGTGTATCCGAGTGCTTATGCAAATGCCTGGTTAGTAAAAACATATAAAAAACGCGGTGGTGGCTACAAAGGTGCCAAAAAAGCTGCAACAGGTGGAGAAATGAGTAAATTAAAACCAATACCAACAGATAACAAAGGACTTAAAAAGTTACCAAGTAAAGTAAGAAACAAAATGGGTTTCATGCGTAACGGTGGTGAAGTAATGATGGTCCAGGGCAGAGGCTGTGGAGCTATGATGCAAAACAAGCGCAAGAAGACCAAAGTACCTAGAAGTTAATAATGAGTCTGACCAAATGGTTTAAAGAAGATTGGGTTGATATTGGATCTCCTAAAAAAGGTGGGGGTTTTAATAAATGCGGTAGATCTAAACAAAAAAAAGACGCTAAAAGAAAATATCCAAAATGCGTACCAGCTGCTAAAGCTGCAAGCATGACCAAGTCAGAAAAGAAATCAGCAGTAAGTCGTAAACGAGCTAAAAAACAAGGCGTTGGTGGTAAGCCAACAAATGTAAAAACTTTTGCCGCAAAAGGTGGTAAGATAATAAAAAGTTCAAACATGGGATTGTTTGGAAGGAGTTAAAATGAAAGGAACGAAATATATGGCTAATGGAGGCGGTATGAAAGGGACTAAATATAAGTCCATGGGTGGTGGTATGAAAAGCACCAAAGGTTTCTCCAAAGGCGGAGCTGCTTTGCAAAGCGAAATGAAAGCTAACCCTGGTATGGGCAACATGCCTAAATCAATAATGATGAAACTAGGTGGAGCTGTCAAAGGAACTAAATACAAAGCCAAAGGCGGCAAAGTTTAGATTTTAAATATTAAATAAGGTGGCGTATTTAATATCAAATATCCCGCAGTTTAAATGCTGGGTACGAAAAGAATTTACAACCAACCATCAACATGGTCATGGTGAATATTTGCATGCTTTGGCATTTGCAGTTAATACAATCCCAGACAGATCTTTGTCCTTTCAAGTTGTTTTTACTGGTTGTGAAACGGATTTTGAAGGTTATCCCGACGAAAACGTACACGGTGGAGCTATGTGGGCCAGGATGCCTATACAAGCTCTTGTTGGCGACATACCTTTACCAGAGTGGCCAAAGCCAATGGAAGATCATTTAGCACAACCTTGGGATTGCTTAAGTCACGATCATAGCGTAGTCATACTTGACAGAGTAAGCTCAAGTCCTTGGTATTGTAAAATAGATGGCGATTTTTATATGGGTAAATATTTATTTACAGTCGATTATACCGATAATTCTATTGCAGATGATCCTGCTCAACATAAACAGTCACATGTGTTATATTTGACGGATGCTGGTGAATATACTGGTAATTTTGTAGCTCTACCTAATAATAGAGTTAGAGCAACCAATCCAGCTTTATGGAGAACAGGTGAAGGCGCACCAGATTTTGCACCATCACAATGGATCCATTCTGCTGAGGCACACGAGAGTTATACAGATCCAGTCAAGACATTTGACAATTTGTATGCCTCAGACGAAGATAGAGAGTAATTATGGCATTATCTGGAAGCAAAGACTTTGAATTAGATGTAGCGGATTACGTTGAAGAAGCGTTTGAGCGTTGTGGCCTTGAACTTCGTACTGGCTATGATCTTAAAAGCGCAAACAGAAGTCTGAACTTGATGCTTGCAGAGTGGGCCAACAGAGGCCTAAACCAATGGACTGTTAAAGAAAAAACAGTTGCTATGGTTCAAGGAACTAGCACATATAATATAGACAGCACTAATGCTACAGCTCCGATCGATGTTTTAGATGTTTACATAAGAGAAACTCAAGGATCCGAAACAACAGATCTTCCCATGACCAGATTAAGTAGAGCTGAGTATTCGCACATAACAACAAAATCAAGCACAGGTAAGCCAAATCAATTTTTGATAGATAAGCAAACCACGCCAACATTAACAGTATGGCCCGTACCAGATAAAACTAGCACCTATACGGTTTACATGAATGTTCTTACAAGAATGGATGATGCCGACGCTGGTGCAAATACCATGGACATGCCATTTAGGTTTTATCCATGTTTAGCAGCTGGCCTAGCCTATTACATTTCATTGAAAAGAGCTCCAGATAGAACCAGCATGTTAAAAAGTTTATACGAAGAAGAGTTCCAAAGAGCTTTATCTACAGACGAAGACAGAGCATCATTTAGAGTATCGCCTAGTCTGAGGAGTTATAACAACGCATAATGGCTTTTGCATCTGGTAAATTTTCTTATGGCATTTGTGATATATCTGGTTTCAGATATAAGCTCCAGGATATGCGTAAAACTTGGGATGGCTTATTAGTCGGCCCAGATCAGTGGGATCCTAAGCATCCACAGTTAGAACCAAAACCAGCTCCAGATGATCCACAAGCTGTAAAAAATGCTAGACCAGATAAAGCTGACGATAATTCAAAATTTTTAGTTTATACTAATGTTGGAGACGGTAAGCTGGGAACAGTTCTTACAACTTTTTCAGTTACAACAAACGTAGGCGAGGTAACGGTGACAACATGAGTTTTACATACAGCACACTAAAGACTGCAATACAAGATTATTTGGAAGTATCCGAAACTACATTTACAAATGAATTACCAACTTTTATTCAAGAAGCTGAGGATCGTATATTTTCATTTGTTCAATTACCAGAACAAAGAAAAAACGTCCAGGGCACAGTGACCACTGGCAACAGATTCCTGGCTACACCAACAGATTTCTACGCTCCTATGAGTTTGGCTGTAATAAGCTCAAGCACATACGATTACTTAGACTTTAAACATCCATCATTTATTAAAGAATATTCACCTGGCACTACAAGGGCCAAACCGAAATATTACTCATTATTTGACGATGCGGCATTTGAAGTTTCACCTATACCCGATTCGGACTATACGATTGAACTTCATTATTTACATAAACCAGTCTCATTGACTGCTGGTAGCGACTCTGGCACGACATTCTTATCCACAGACTATTCTGACGCTTTGTTGTATGGTTCTTTGGTTGAGGGTGCAATTTTTCTTAAAGAGCCATCTGACGTTATTATGCAGTTAGAGGGACGCTTTAAGGAGGCGGTGGCCAGAATGAAAAATACATCCGAAGGTCGTGGAACACGCGACGAATACAGATACGATTCAGTCCGCTCTAGCATAAGCTAATGAGCGTAATAGAAAACTTAGAGGGCAAGAAAATTGCTCTAATAGGACTTGGCATATCACAAGTTGATTTTGCTATTGGTTTACAAAACGGCAGGAAGTGGGACGAGGTCTGGTGTATTAACTCAGCTGCATCCACATATCCATGCGATAGAATATTTATGTTAGATCCTGCAAGTAGATTTTTTGATAGTAATGATGCTGGACATCAAACCTCTGTTATGTGTAGGGTTTTACAAGAAAATGACGCGCCTGTTTACACTTGCGAATTAGATACAAGAATAAAAAATCCAGTAATGTATCCGCTAGAAGATGTTTGCAACTCAACAAAGTGTGCATATCTAAACAATACAGTAGCTTATGCAATAGCTTTTGCTTTGCATAATAAAGTCAGACAGTTAGATTTATTTGGTATTGATTTTTCTTACAAAGAAAACATGCACTTTGCAGAAGCTGGTAGAGCTTGTGTAGAGTTTTGGATTAGCAAGTGTATGGCAGCTGACATACTGATTGGTATTAGCGGCAGATCTACAGTATTAGATTCAAACGTGCCAGCAAATGAAAAGCTGTATGGTTTTCATAGACTAGATAAACCATTAGTTGCGATACCGCATGAAGGTAAATTTATTATTGGACCATACGATGAAATTAATGATCAACTGGAAGAACATGGTTTAAAAATAAATGAAGATGTTGCTCCACCAGAACCCTACAAAGGATGAGTGTAAAAAGCGATTTTGCGTTAGGTAGTGTAGGTATAACAACTACTGAAAACAAAGGGCATGATCCAGAATTTTGGGCCGCTCAGGCTACAAAGAAAATATGCGACTATTCTAAGTCTGCTCCAGAGCATATCAAACAGCAGGCTTTGGCTTTTCAAAATCAAGTTTATACTGTAATCTTACATAGTATGAAAAATGCAATTAAGTCGCAAAATACGACTTATGCAAATTTATTAGAAAAACAAGGCCACAGCGACATGGCTAAAATATTAAAGGAGCTATAATGGCAATAACATCGGCAATATGTACAAGTTTTAAACAAGAGCTTTTAGTGGGCACTCACAACTTTACAGCATCAAGTGGCAACTCTTTTAAGTTAGCTTTGTATACCAGCTCGGCTACACTAGGAGCTGGCACAACTGCATTTACAACAACTGGACAGGCTAGTGGTACTAACTATAGTTCTGGAGGATCAGCATTAACAAATGTAACACCAGTAACTTCTGGTACTACTGCTTTGTGTGATTTTGCAGATTTAACTTTTAGTAATGCAACCGTAACAGCAAGAGGATGTCTAATATATAACGACACAAATTCTGATAAAGCTGTTGCAGCTATAGATTTTGGCGGCGACAAAACATCTACAGCTGGAGATTTTACGATTGTTTTTCCAAGTGCTACAGCAACTGGTGCAATTATAAGATTAGCTTAATAGTAGCAATGTTTACATTAAATTATGCCGCTATCAAAACTAAATTTTAAGCCTGGGATCAATAAGGAAGAAACCGATTACGCAAACGAAGGTGGTTGGGTTGACGGCGATAAAATTAGATTTAGAAAAGGCCGCGTAGAAAAAATAGGTGGCTGGGAAAAACTAACATCGGACACCATTATCGGATCTGTAAGAGGATTACATTCCTGGATTTCTTTAGAAGGCAGCAGGTACTTAGGATTAGGCACTACAAATAAATATTATGTTGAAGAGGGTGACGCTTATAATGATGTCACGCCTATAAGAAAAACAACTACAAATGCAGCTACCTTTGCAGCAACTAATGGATCTTCCACACTTACAGTTACAGATGCTGGCCATGGTGCTGTTAATGGTGATTTTGTAACTTTTTCAAGTGCTGTTAGTCTAGGTGGAAATGTTATAGCAGCAGCATTAAATCAAGAGTATCAAATTGATCTTGTAACAGGCACTAATACATATCAAATAACTGCTAAGGATACTTCTGGTATAACAATAACTGCAAATGCAAGTGACTCTGGTAATGGCGGATCTTCAACAGATGCTGTTTATCAAGTTAATTCTGGTTTAAATTTTTATGTGCAATCAACTGGTTGGGGTGTAGGCACCTGGGGTGCTGGAGGCTGGGGATCCTCAACTGCAATTTCAGCTTCAAACCAATTGCGTTTATGGACACACGATAACTACGGAGAAGATTTAATTATTAATCCAAGAGGCGGTGGAATTTACAGGTGGGTTGAAAACGACGGCCTTGGCACAAGAGCAGCAGAGTTATCTACTACAAGTGGTGCTAATTTAGTACCTACACTTGGGTTGCAAGTAATTACATCTGAAACCGACAGGCATTTAATTGTGTTGGGAGCAGATCCTATTAATAATGCAGGAACAGCGAGGACGGGTGCAATAGATCCAATGTTAGTTGCTTTTAGTGATCAAGAAAATCCATTAGAGTTTGAGCCACTAGCAACAAATACAGCTGGATCATTAAGATTATCTTCTGGTTCAGCTATTGTCGGTGGAGTAAAAGCTAGACAAGAAGTTTTAATTTGGACTGATACGTCTTTGTATTCTATGAATTTTATCGGACCGCCTTTGACTTTTGCTGTAAATTTAATTAACGAGGGAGCTGGTCTTATTGGGCCAAAGGCTTTTAGTAATTCTCCAAAAGGCATATTCTACATGTCTAAAGCTGGATTTTATTTTTATAATGGATCTGTGCAAAAATTACCTTGCTCAGTACAAGATTATGTATTTTCAGACATTGATGAAAGCCAGGCTTTTAAATGTTTTGCAGGATTAAACGAGGAGTTTTCTGAGATATGGTTTTTTTATCCTTCTATAGAAGATGATACAAGAGAAATATCAAGATATGTTATTTTTAATTATGAAGAGAGCTCCTGGAGTATAGGATCTTTAAAAAGATATAGCTGGCTTGCAGCTGGTGTTTTAAACAAACCTTTAGCTGCTGGCGAATCAAGCTCAACACAATATATCTATGAACATGAAAAAGGATTTAATAATGATCAAAGCGCTATGGATGGTGTGTTTGTAGAATCTGCTGACATAGACATAGCAGATGGCGATAGATATGTTTTCTTAAAAAAGATTTTGCCAGATATTTTATTTGTAAATGAAACAGGAACAAATCAAGATCCTGCTATTAATGTTGTGGTTAAGCGCAGAGACTTTAGTAATCAAACTTTATCTACAGATTCAACCACACAAATAACACCAAGCTCAACTTTTAGTTCGTTAAGATCCAGAGCTAGGCAAGTAGTGTTTAGGTTTGAGTCAGACGATGATAATACAGAAGATGATAAGAAAAATTACAAGTGGAGGCTTGGTAGCACAAGAGTAGAAATTCAACCATCTGGGCGTAGATAATGAGTAAATTATTGCCGACACAATTGCCTTTTGCTATTGGTGAGAATGTTTCAGCTGACACTTTTAACAGACTAGTCAGAATTTTAGAAATAAACTTAGGATCTGTAGATCCAAATGCTATAAAAACATTTAACTCCACAGACATTAGCGAATTGCAATTTGCTACAGGAGCCATTATATTTAACACAACGACAGAGGTTCACCAAGCCTTTGATGGTACAGAGTTTAGAAACCTGTATGAACATCAAACTTACTTGACTGGAATCTCTGCAACAATTAGTTTAGGAGCAGTAACTGTAAGTACACCATGAATACATTAGATCAAAGTTTACAGAGAGTATATGGCTTGCAAGAGGGCGGTTCAGTTGTCCAGGACATGATGATGCGTCCAGGTGAGCAAATGCCACCACAAGACATGATGCAAAGAGGTCCTGTATCAGAACAAGAAATAGACATGATGGTCGATGATGTGTCTAAGGACATGAACGACGAAGAAAAACAAATACTTGAATCTATGCTTGAGCGCGGTCTTGCAATACAAGAATCACCACTTGCGGCTGAGGTTGCTCAATTAAAACAATACGGTGAAGGCGGCGATACAGAGTTAGCTCATTTAAGACCTGGCGAAATGGTTATACCACCAGAGTTTTTAGAAGATGCACAGTTTGAATCAGCATTAGCTAAAAAGTTTGACGAATTTGATATAAACCCAGAACAAGCGATAGTAGGTTCGGGTATAGCAAGCCTTAACCCAGTGACTGGCTTAGAACAATTTTTCTTTAAGAAGATTGGTAAGGCCCTTAAAAAAGTAGTTAAGAAGATAGCACCTATAGCTGGACCATTAGCAAACTTTATTCCAGGAGTCGGACCAGTATTAGCTGGAGCAATCGGAGCTGGTGCCAATGTAGCAGCAGGTAAAGGACTCAAAGGCGCATTATCTGGAGCACTCGGCGGTTATGGTGCTGGTAAATTAATGGGCGGTATTGGAAGTCTGGGCAAAGTTGGCGGTAAACTTGTCGGTCAAGGTAATTTTAGTAGCCTTGGTGGACTAGATAAATTTAGAGCTTTAGGTAGTGGTTTAAAATCTGGCAACTTAGCAAGTACATTCTTTAATCCAGCTACTGGTGATAAAGGTATATTTGGCGGAAGCCTCGGTCCTTCAATAAGAGGCGGTTTAGGTAGCTTAACAGGATTAGGTCAACCACAAACTTACGATACTGGTGATGTTATTGGTACTTTAGACGGTCGGCCAGTAACAAGAGCTGACTTAGCAAATATGACACCAGATCAAATAGGTGCAATGCAAATGACACAAGCTGCTGTCAACGATAAAACATTAATGCAAACATTAAGCGCAAAATTTTTACCGCAAGGCGTTGAAAACATGTTGGGCACAGGCCCACAAGGCGGTGGCATCTTTAGCGGAGGTCAAAACCAACAACAAAGTGGCGGTCTATTCGGCGGTGGTTTCGGTGACGCACTTAAGATGGGCGGCATAGGAGCTTTAGCTGCTGGTTTAGGTAAGCTGGCCTATGAAGATGCTAAAAAACAAACAGGCGTGCCTTTGACTCCACTTACTACTATGAGTCCTACAGGCAGATATAACATAGAAGCTGAAATATCCAGAAGAATGGGACAGCAAGCTCCGAATCCAGTTGAGTTTGGTTTATTACCAACAGGCACATTACCAGAGTTATCTGGTGGTAAGCCAGCAGGTATGCAAGAGGGTGGTGAAGTACAAAATAAAATGCGTGCTTTAGGTATGAGAGCAGAACAAGCAAACAACATAATTAATGAATTAGAGAACACTTTTAATCCAAATAATATGAGAGATCTTGTGGCAAGTAATTTGCCTTTCGATCCTACTGCTATAGAAAATTTATTAAAATCGTCAGAAAAAAAACAATATGATCGTGCAAAATTAGATTTTTCAACAGCCATTTTGCGAAATGAAACTGGCGCAGTGATTCACGAAAGTGAGGTTGATTATATAGATCGTACGTTTTTTCCACAATTAGGCGATGATGAAGAAATAGTAATGCAAAAACGTCAAGCAAGACAACAGGTAATTCAATCTTTAATTCCACAAGAAAAGCCAAAAAGTAAAGGCATTGGCTCTATGCCAATGATGATGTACGGCGGTCCTGTAATGGCTTATGCCGAAGGTGGAGCAGTACAAATGCAAGAAGGTGGTGAAATGGATCCGAGCATGTTTCCTAGAATGGACGGTGATATAAACGGTCCAGGCACAGAAACCAGTGACGATATACCAGCTATGTTAAGCGATGGTGAATTTGTTATGACAGGACAAGCTGTAAGAGGCGCAGGAACTTATGAAATGAAGTCTGAGCCTGGTGGTATCATAAGTCTGGTTCCGTCTTTAGAAGAGAACAGAGAGCGTGGTATGGATCTTATGTATCAAATGATGGATACTTTCGCCTCACAAGCTAAGGTTAATTAATATGGGATTATTTTCTAACGTTTTAAAAAGAGTAAAAGAAGGCTTACCACAGGCGATTGAAAATAGACGTGGTCCAGGCTTTGGTATAGGATCTTTGACAACAAGGCCAAATCTTGAGCCTAGAGGCGGCGGTTTTTTAAAAAGAGCAGCTCGTAATGTAAATCAACAATTAAGGAATGTTAATCAACAAGGAGGCACACAATCGGGGACAATGCTTCCTGTAATGCCGCCATCAATACCTGGTTTAAATATCCCAGATTTAAGTGCGCTACAAAATATATCACCAGCAGTTCAAGATGCAGTGCAACAAAGTTTAGCTACAGGTGAACCACTTTTATCTCCAGAGCGAATACAAGAAATAATAGCACAAAATCCCGTGCTTCCTATTACACCGCCAACATTATCTGAGTCTCTTCGTGCTATAACAAAAAGACCAGAAGAACAAATGTTTATTGAGCGTTTAGATAATGAGCCTCTTCGTGATCTTACTAATAACTTTGTGCCTCCAGCTTTAGGCAGAGCACCCGATCCTGTGCCTTTACCAATAGAAACATCACCAATAGCACCGCCACCTGTAGATCGTCCAATCTTACAAAGACCAATAGAAGGCGGCCCAGCAGTAAGACCTGGTGAACCAATTAAAGCAATAAGGCAACAAGAACTATCACCTTTAGCACCGCCTCCTACAATGCAACAACCTAAACGTGGCGATTTCATGTCTATAGAAAGAATAGGAGACTTACCTCCTGGCTTAAGGATGAAAGAACAACCAGACAGTAATGATTCAGATAGATTTAGACGTATAGATGAACAAGCAATTAGAACAGACTTACTACCACCCAAGCGTATATCTGACGAAATTCGTATTGATGATAGACCAACTCCACGTCCATCAATCGGTGGCCCAGGTGGAGGTATAACTTCTATAGGGCAACCGCTCGATGGTAGTGATCCTGGTTTACCAAGACTTCCAGGTGGACCTAATCAACCTAAACCAGTAGAATTAAACGACTTTGGCTTTGGCCCAGGCATAAGACCGTCAGAGATTATTACTCCAGATGGACAATTTATTGGTTCGGGAAGTGTGACACCACCAGGAGCAAGACCTGGAGCTTTTGTGCCACCACAACAGCCTCCAAGAGTACCATTATCTGAAAGAGAAGATATTTATGGCGAAGGAAAAAGATATGATCCATCAAAATTACCAGAAGGTTTTTCTTTTGATGCTCCAAGTGAGGGAATGTATAATATGGCTATGCCATCTATGGGTAATGTATATGCCTACGGTCCAGATGGTCAAAGAATAGAAGTTGCAAGTGGAATACAGAGTCCTGGATTCAATACTACAATACCTGGAGGCGGTACGTTAGGTGATTTACCTCCTGGATTCAATATGGATAGGCAACCAAGCGTAGGAGGCGGTGGCGATATAGGTAGGCCTCCAGTAGGTTTAGCACAGCCAGATCCAGTCACAGATCCAGTAGTAGAGCCGAGTCCTACACAAACAACAACTGCACCACCGCAAGTTCCTGGAGGAACTCCGTACGCAGCGGGTGTAACTCAAATTCAGTCTGGTTTAGATCCATTAACCGAGCAATTATTATTCGGTCTTGGTGGCCAGGGTGGATTTATACCTGGAGCCATGAGAGCCGCTGAGAAGGTTTTTTATGACGACCAGGGCCAACCAGTCGTGATAGATGAACAAGTTGCAGGATTCAGTCCAGATCAACTTGCAGCTATGCAAATGCAAAGACAATCCATAGGTATGCAACAACCTTACCTAGATCAAGCAGCACAATCATATTTTAGTGGTTTAGGCGCTTTACAAAGCGGTATTGGTGAATCACTTAATACAGCGGAACAAGGTGTAGAAGATATAGCAAGAGGAGTTGGAGAATCCAGAGCAATGCGAGAGGCTGGATTACGAGGCTTAGTCGGATCTTTGGATGAAGCTAGAGGCTTATCAAGAGGTGCCACTGATCAATTTGGTAGAAGAATATCTGGAGTAGAAGCAGGATCTCAAAGGGCCGCAGGTCAATTTGCTAGAGGTCTTGGTAAATCTCAGTTTGGTTTAGAACAGGGTGTTGACCAATTTGGCAATAGATTAACAGGTGTTGAAGGCCTGCAAAGAGGAGCTACAGATCAATTTGGTAGAAGAACAGCTGGTATAGCTGGTAGAGGCATGTCGGATGTTGGTAGGTTTGAGCAAGGTTTAAGAGATCCAGAAAGTTTACTAAGAGGCACAGTGGGTGGATATGACCAAGGTATGACCGAACAATTCTATGATCCTTACGAGGATAGAGTAGTTCAACAAACCATAGAAGATATTATGGAACAAGGCGCTAAATCAGACATTGGTGCGCGAGCTGGGGACATAGCAAGAGGCGGTGAGTCAGCCTTTGGTTCAAGAGCTCGTTTAGGTGCTGGAGAACGAACAGAGGCTCTCGGTAGAGGCCTTGCAGAAGCTCTTGGTGGTATTAGGTCAAGTGGATTCCAAAGAGCACAGCAAGCAGGTATGAGCGAATTTGCAAGACAAAAACAAGCAGAACGAGCAGCTGCCTCTGGTTTATCAGATCTAGCAAGTCAAAGACTAGGAGCAGGTCAAAACCTATCTGGTATGCTTGCTAATTTATCTGGACAACAACTAGGAGCACAACAATCCTTAGCTAGTGGTTTAGGATCACTAGCAGGACAAAGATTAGGTGCTGGACAATCATTAGCTGAGTTCCAGAGAGGAACAGCAGGACAACAGTTGGCTTCACAACAAGCATTGCAAAACATGTTAAGAGGAACTTCTGCTGAAAGATTAGCAGCACAACAAAACCTAGGATCTACATTAGCTGGCCTGGGCACGACACAGCAACAAGCATTATCACAAGCAGGACAACAGGCATTAGCAGGACAGCAAGTTCTTGGCGGTGCAAGAACTGGATTAGCTGGTATGCAAATGGGTGCTGGCCAGGCATTACAACAAGGTCAGTTTGGTTTAGGATCTAGCTTACAAGGTTTAGGAGCTCAAGCAGCAGGAGCATCCGCTTCTGATATAGCTTCTTTATATGGCATGGGTTCACAACAACAAGGAATGACTCAAGCTATGTTAGATGCACAACGTAGAAACATGCAACAAAGACAAATGACACCGTTGCTACAATATCAAGCTCTGGCACCATTTGTAGGCATGGCACCAGCAGGACAGTTCCAAACGACTACACAATTTGCACCTAGGCCTAGCGCTATGCAAACTGGAATTGGTACAGGCCTATCAGCTTTTGGAGCATTAGGTAATTTATACGGTAATAAATAATGGCGATAACACGAGCGCAAATACCAGAACAAATTGATGTTTTTAATGAAGGTGGTGATGTCACATCGTCACTAACTCCAGCAGATATTCTTGCTTTGTATGGAGCGCAACAGAGTGCGCCAACAACTGCTGAGGATATTACAGCACAAGCGGAACAAATGGCTGGTCTTTTTGCACAACCGAGAAAACAAAATATTTATGATTTAGCATCTGATATTGGCGCTGGCCTAGTTGCATCTGCGTCTGATCCTAGAGGATTTGGAGCAGGCCTTACTGCTGGTTTTCAATCATTTAATGAAAGAGCAAAAAAAATAAAATCAGAAAAAGATAAAATTAGACAAGAGCTTTCTTTATTGGCTTACAAACAAGTTGAAGCAAGGAGAGCAGAACAAGCAGAAACATCCAAAGAGATTTTGGAAATGCAATTTGAAGCTGCGTTGGAAGGCCAGGGTGGAATGTTTAAAGGCACTTCAACTGAATCAGCTGCTCTTAATTATATTTTAGCAGCCGAAGCAAACCCAAAATTAAAGGATACACCAGAATATAAAATTGCTATTGCTGTTGCAGGAAAAAGTAAAATGGTTCCAAGACAAACAGAAGAGGGAACAATAATGGTTGAGCAGCCTGGTATAGACATACCTAGTATTTTAGGGCCAAGATCTGTAGCTCCAGAAAGTCAAATACAAATAGGTAACACTACTTGGACCTTTACTGGCAGAAGAGACGGTAATAATCAGCCGATTTACACAGACGGAACTAAAGAACAAGTTATTAAGGCAGGTCCATAATGCAACAAAATTATGTATTAAGCGATCCTGTTATAAAAGTTGAAGATAGGCCACAAGTAATTCCTGGAACAGAAGTATCAAAAGATCCTTTTACAGAAGGCGCAAAAAGACAAGGTGGTTTTGCTGTGCGTATGGAAAGAGCGTTAGAAGAACTTGAAAGATTAGAAAATGCAGACTTTAACCCAGTAAATATAAAAGACACTTTGGTTAATAATCTTCCTTTTGTACCAAATGCAGTAGAAAACTATTTAAGCAGTCCAGAATACAAACAATATCAAAGGGCAAAGATTGATTTTTCAACAGCACAGTTAAGGCAAGAAACTGGTGCTGTTATTAATGAAAGTGAAATTGTTTGGATTGACAAAACCTATTTTCCACAGTTTGGTGATGATCAACAAACTCTTTTAAACAAAAGAGAAGCGAGAAGGGCAGCTTTAGCAGCTATGATTGGACAGGCTGGTAAGGCCTACGACAGAACCAAGGCTGGATTAAAAGATAATGAATATGGTTTTGAGTCAGAACAGGCTATGGATGAATTAAAAAAAAGAGCACAAAGTAATCCAGCGTTAAAAGCAAAATTAATTGAAAAGGGTTTGATCAATGAGTGATAGTAAAAACGGCTTACAAGATTTAGAAGATAGCGTTCTGTTAGAAATGGCAACAGCCTCAAGTGTTATAGGCAGTGAAGATTCTTATGAGGACATGTTAATTGAAAAGATTGCTCAAGAAAGATTATTACAATCAATAGATAAAA